AACGCCACCGCCGATAAGCTCATTGCAAGAGCCTTACGAAAAACACCACCGCAAGTACGGCGACAGGTTCAATACGTTTTACACGCAGATTCCCCTGTGGATGAAAGAATTATTTTGGTACAGTTTTTGGAAGGAGCGCAACACATGACTGATTTTGTACAAGACATGCTTAACAGCTTGGATAAAACAACTGAGGCAGGTTTTGCTGAAGCATTGTTGATTTCCCTGTCTGCCCTGAAAGATGAGCAGGGTTTGCTGTTAAGTGTCAAGTTGAGTGATGACTTCAATCAGCAGATTGACTTTGCAAAACAAATTGCTCGGATGATGTTGAAGGAGCGCAACACATGAAACAAAACAAACAACCCCTACATGAACGCCTTGGCATGTCCACGGAAGAAGCACTCAACCGACTGATTTCGTTTGGGCAGCTTAACCACAAGTACAAACAAGAACACGGCGAGAGCATTAACCCTCAACATCTTGACGCTGTGCTTAACGCCACACAACCAAAGGAGAAGACATGAAGTTAATTGAGCTGCACTGGAACAACAATAAAGGTGAGGGCCATGTTAAGTACACCAAAGCCTTTGAGGAGGCGCATATTGTTTTGCAGCTTGATATGCTTCAAGACTGCCTAATTGATTTGGAGGAAAAGTACAACTCACTACTAGCAAAACCGGAGAAGAACGGGTGAAACGGCCATACGGTAGGACACTGACCGGGCACACCGTACCCTATGGAACGCTTGTAAATGCAAGTAAAGAACTGCGCAGTGCGTACTACAACTACGGCTACCTACGTGATGAGGATATGCCCGAGTTGCCATGCATACCCTTGGAAGGTGAGTATGTTGATCCCATAGAAGAGTTGTTCAAGAAAGACGTTGCTAGACTTATCAAAGAGGCACTGGATGACGTTACCCCAAGACAAGAGAAGGTATTGCGGCTGCGGTTTGGGATTGGTATGCCGCAAGAATACACATTAGAAGAAGTTGGCGTAGTGTTTGATTTATCCCGAGAGCGGATTAGGCAGATCGAAGGCAAGGCGCTGCGCTATATGAAGAACCCAAATCGCACATACAAGCTATACGAGTTGGTTACATATGAAACAAGGAGGAACACATGACACCCGAAGACGAAGAGTTTGAACGCATCATGCACGAGCGGAAGTACAAGCTGGACAGCACCCGCGCAGCAGTGGTGGCACAAGACTACTACTGGATGCCCATTGACTCATCAACGCCCACTAACGTCAAGATTCTGCTGCTTGGGCGCGGCGGCGTGGCGTCACTCGGGCAGTACGTGCACCGACCCAATGAGACACAGTTCTGGGAATCTTGGGCACCACTACCGAGGAAACGCCCATGAGAGACAAGCGCATTGATAAAACCAAGCGGGTAGGTGAGCCGCTATCGGTAACTTACTCAATCAAGCTGACGCAGAGCCAGCGCATTGCACTGATGCGACTTGGCCCCGAGTGGTTACGAGAACAAATAGAAAAGGCCAAGAATGATAAAGCCCCACAGAGTTAAGGTCAGCCATGCTGTCTTGACCCAGACGATGCAACTTTTGTTGCAAGGAACCGTGACCGCACAACAACTCAGTAGCCATACTGGTGTACACTTGGTCACAGCCCAAGAGTGGCTGCGGGCGCTCAAAGCCGGGGCCATCATACATGTCGTGGGCTGGCTGCAGGACTCGCTTGGGCGAGACGCGATACCGGTCTATGGTATGTGGGAAGGCGAGGACAAGCCCCGGGCTAAGATGAGCCGAGCAGAGATATCGAGACGATACAGAGAACGACAGAAGGAGAAACAATGAACGCAAATGAGATACAAGTGGCCGGCAGCCACTACAAGACCAAGGCTGTGCAGCCTTGGGACTACATTGCAGCCAATGAACTCGGGTACTTCGAGGGCAACATCGTTAAGTACGTGAGCCGTTGGCGTGACAAGGGCGGGGTCGACGACTTACGCAAAGCCAAACACTACCTCGAGAAGCTCATCGAGCTACAGATTAAAGATTGAGTCGGGCCATCGATGTAGTCTAGACAACCGCCTTGTATATGTGGCCCTAGATTGCGACAGCGCGTAGCCCGACAGCAGTTGTTTGACGCGTTGTCACTCCCCCACCACGAACCGAGGGGGCGTGGAATTTACATTCCCCCCTCACCTATTAAAGACATGAACACAACAGGAGTTAAAAATGGTACATGACTACACACGCGCACGTAACACAGACCCCTCAACAAGCCACGAGGCAGCGGACAGAGTAAAGGAGTTTGCTCACGCGCACTACCGCCAGATACTTTTCGCGTTGCTGGCCCACGGCCCGTTGGGCAAAGACGGTATCGCGACAAAAGCCAATACGAATAACCGCGAGGATGGCGTTGCCATATCCCGCCGACTGCCTGAGTTGCAGAAGATGGGTCTGGTATTTCCTACAGGCGAGAGAGTGCAGTCGCGTAGTGGGCGCAGTGAACGTGAATGGGCAATCGACCCAGAAGCTTACCAAGAACTGGTCAAACAGAATGCCGCCCAACGGAGTGCCGCATGACCCCCGAGGCGCTTGTGAAGAAGCGCATACGAAAGATTCTCGAAGAAAGCAAAGCGTACTTTGCAATGCCCATCGGCACAGGCTACGGCAACAGCGGCGTGCCGGACTTCCTCATCTGCAACCGAGGCGGGTTTATCGCAATAGAAGCCAAGGCCGGCAAGGGCAAGACCACCGCGCTGCAAGAGTCGCACCTTGCAAAGATACGGGATGCCGGCGGCATAGCCATTGTGATCAACGAAGAAAACATTCATGCACTCAAAGGAATACTCAATGGAGACTGACACCGACGACGCGCAGATGATGGAGGCGCTGTCCAAACTGGACGTACAAGCGCAGGAACACTTCCGGGCTGTCGTGCGACTGCTTGCGCTCTGCTATACGAGCCCTGAGCTTTTCAGCGGACTGCTGATAACCCGTTGCGAAGACGAGACACTGATGACATCGCTGAACGCTAATGAGATGGAAGCTGCGGACATCCTAAGCAAAGCAACGAAATTCATCGGCGCTGTGGTGACGCATGACGCGCCACCTCGAGATCAATTCAACTAGGAACTACATGAGCGCACCGTACACAACACTATTGACAATCGATTTTGAAACTCGCTGGGACAGCAAGGAGTACACGCTGTCCAAGCTCACAACCGAGGAGTACATCCGTGACGATAAGTTCTTGGCTTTCGGAGTCTGTATACACGAATACGGAACCGATGCAATCACTCAATGGTATAGAGGAGATGAGCTTCATCGAATCCTATCGACCTACGACTGGACTAAGACAGCAGTCCTTGCGCATAACGCCCAATTCGATGTTTCCATCCTCTCTTGGCGGTATAACGTCCGACCCGCTTTTATCTTTGATTCCTTGTCAATGGCGCGTGCTCTACGCGGCGTGGAAGTTGGCAATTCCCTCGCGAAACTTGCAAGCGATTTTGGTCTTCCCCCCAAAGGGCGAGCCGTATATTCTACGGATGGACTGGCCGTCCTTGAGCCTGAGACAGAACGAGAACTTGCTGAGTATTGCAAGCACGACGTATATCTCTGCGAGCAAATATTCAAGCGACTCGTTAAGGGCTACCCTGCAAAGGAACTACGACTCATCGACATGACGATGAAGATGTACACAAACCCGATGCTTGAGCTTGATGAGGATATGCTGTTCAACGCGCTGCATGAGGAGCGTGAGGCACGCGAGGAACTACTTGAGCGGCTGCAGATATCTGACGCGGACCTTGCAAGCAATATTCGCTTCGCGGAACTCCTGCGCAAGGTGGGTATGGAGCCGCCGACCAAGAAGAAGAAACCCACGGTCAGAACGCCCGAGCCTGTCGGAGACAACTACGCGTTCGCCAAGACCGACGCCATGTTCCAAGCAATGCTCAACGGATTTAACGAAGATGTGCGCCAGCTATGCGAGGCGCGGCTCAAGGTCAAGTCCACATCCGAGCGCACACGGGCGCAACGGTTCCTAGACATTGCAGGGCGGGGCACACTGCCGGTGCCACTGAGCTATTACGGTGCAGCCACGGGCCGGTGGACGGCCAGCAAGGGGAGCGCCATCAACATGCAGAACCTCAAGCGTGGGAGCTTCCTGCGCAAAGCCATCATGGCCCCTGAGAAGCACGTGTGCGTGGTGGGTGACCTGTCTCAGATCGAGCCCCGGGTGCTGGCATGGCTGGCTGACTACGACGACATGCTGCACATCTTCAATGCCGGCGGGGATCCGTATGCACAGTTCGGTGCACAGATGTTTAACATCCCTGACTTGAGCAAAGAGAGCCATCCAGACTTGCGGCAGTCGGCCAAGTCTGCTTTGCTAGGCGCAGGTTACGGTCTTGGATGGGCATCGTTCGCAGCGCAGCTACTGGTGGGCTTCCTCGGGGCTCCGCCGCAGCGCTACGACAAGGGCTTCGCCAAGAAGCTGGGGGTGACAGGTGACTACATCGAGCGCTTCCTTGAGTGGGACGACAACGTGGTCAAGATGAACGAGATCCCGCACACCTGTACGACACAGGAGTTGCTGATCCACTGCGTGGCAGCTAAGAAAATCATCGACATCTACCGTGCCACGGCACACGCTGTTGTGGGGTTCTGGGAACTGTGCTCCAGCCTGATCCAGCGTTCGTTGGCGGACGGTGAGGAGTACCAGCACAAGTGTCTTATTTTCAGGAAAGAAGAAATAGTTCTTCCCAGCGGCATGAGTTTGCTGTATCCTAACCTTCGTCAGCAGAAAG